CTTGTGAGCCTGTAGCTCCGTCTACGAATACAGGGTATACTGTTTCATCAGTTGAATTATTTGCGGAAACTGTAAAGTTATCCGCTGTACCTGTAGTATCTTGGTTAAGAGTACCTACTGTAAAGTCTAATGTATTGTCTGAGTCATCGTATGCTACTGTAATACCGCTTTCTGTATTTGAGCTAACCATAGCTCCTACAGTATCTGCAATGGTTTCTGCTAAAGTAACTCCATCAACAGTAATAGCGTCTGCTTCTAAAGTTCCATCAACATCTACATTTCCAGATATGTCTAAAGTTGCAGCAGCAAGCTGACCACCTATTGTTAAGTTACCAGAACTAGGATTATAGGTTAACCCTGTGTCACTTTCTGCTCCTTGAGAACCTGTTGCTCCGTCTACAAAAATAGGATATACAGTCTCATCTGTACTATTGTTTGCAGAAACTGTAATATTATCTGCTGTTCCTGTAGTGTCCTGATTAAGCGTTCCAATTACAAAGTCTAAAGTATTGTCACCGTCTTCGTATGTAACTGTAATATTTGTTTCTGTGTTAGAACTAACCATAGCTCCAACTGTATCAGCTATGTATTCACTTAAAGCTGTGCCGTCTACAGTTATTGCGTCAGCTTCAAGTGTTCCGTCTATGTCTGCATTACCACTTATGTCCAATGTAGCTGCGTCTAGCTCACCTGTTAATGTAATGTTTCTAAAACTACCAATGTCTTTATTACTATCTACAACTACTGCTTTATTGGCTGTTACTGTACCAGCAGTTAAATCGTCTATTTGTTCTATGTCAGCTTCTGAAATTGCAGCACTACCCATTGTAAGAGTTCCTGACAAATCTAAATTGCCATTCATGTCTATGGTAGTAGCATTTATTTCTATTTCAGTGTCCGATACAAGATCAAGTACACCGTCTGCACTTTGATGTATGTAAGTGCCTGAGTCACCAAACTGTAGTTGTCTGGTTGAATTAATTAATAAACCTGTGTCGGCAACGTGGGTAATAGTTGTGTCTTGGTCTGCACCAAAATAAATAATGGAACCGTCAGCTAGAAAAAGATCGCTGAATTCTAGGGAAGTAGTACCTAAGGCTGCACCGTCAGCAGCGTCAGGAACAAATGCAGTCGTAGCTACAATAGTAGGACCAGTAACTGTACCAGTAAAAGTAGGAGAAGCTATGTTTGACTTAGTTGCTACCGCAGTAGCAATATTATCAAATTCGTCGTCAATCTCTGACCCTTTAACAATTTTATTAGCATTACCGGAAGGCAATGAATCTTTTGCGGTAAAGTTAGTGGTTTTTGTATAATCCGTCATATTAATCTACCTATCAAAGCTTCGGTATTTAGTTCCTGTATGGACATACCGTTTGCGTTAATTGTTGCGTCCATGCCTATTGTAACAACTGATCCTGTTCCTGTTGGTTTTACTTTTAACGTGTCTACTCCAATGGAGGAGTTATATTCTGAAGAACTTACGTTGTATTCTGCTATTCCGTATTCAGCAATGTTGGAAGCATCTACTGTTAATGCTTGTTTACTGTATCCTTCGGTGTAGTCATAACCCCAGTTTAAAACTACTTGGTTTTCAGAACCTCCAATAATTTTAAAGGATATTTCCTTTAGTATTTTTAACCTAGCAGCGTCACCAAATGACATTGGATTAGTGTAGTACCTCATTAAATAAGTACTAGTATCGTCCAAAAAGTTATGATACTTGTTTACGCCTACTTTGTTACCTATGTACAAAGTTCCATCACTGGACCTAATAGCTGACAATAGTTTAGTTCCGGGCCAAGTAGTTGCTCTATGTGATCCGTCCTCTAAAGGTGTCCTCATGTCAAAACAATAGACAGTAGAGTTAGAAGGAAAAAACAATAAATAAAAAGCTTCCTCAGGGCTGTAAACTGACTTAATGTTTCCAGTTTCTATGTTAGCCAAAGTCATTAAATCGTCCCTAACATTTTTGGAAATGTCTCTCATAGGGGCTGATTTTTCCTGTATTGTCCTACCTAAACTTCTAACTCCTGTAGAAGAAAGAAAAATTAAGTCAGTACCAATGTCCTGTACTGAGTCTCTAGCTATACAACCTACATTAGTTATTGTGTCTTCCAGAGCCATACTGGAAGGAGTACTAGCTCCACTGTACAATAAAATAGAATTCTTACCAAATATAACTAATCTACCATTGTAGGCAGCTAGTGCAGTTATTTCGTCGTAACCAGTAGGCCAAACAGTTCTTACGTTTAATGACCCGGAAGAACCTGAGTTCCAATCCGTACCGTCCAAAGAATCTGAAAACTGTAATGTATTTTTATCTCCAGTAAAGTCTGCAACCCACATTCTACCAAAGGCTGCTAATGCTTCGTTAGCTTGTGGTGGTGTGCCTGACGCTCCAGCATGCGCGGACATCTTCTGTAATGTACCACCGTCTTCATAAATTAACGGTTCATGCGCTCTTTGGAAAAAATACATGTGGTTATTAAAATTAACCATTTTCCAGTTGTTAGCTGATATAGTGTAGCTGCCGGGAGTTTCGTCAGTTAATGTGGAAGTTCCACTAAATATTTTATTGTTACCTGCGGAGTATATTTTAGTATCTCCATCTAAAGCAACAAACTCACCTATTGATTCCGCTCCGTCACTACTTCCTAAAGCCGTTGCGTCACTAGTAAGTTTATTAATTCCTTTTCTTGAACCTATTCTACCGTAGTTATCCACTACTGCATTTTCAGCTACGGAAGCAAATGCAGGGTCTATGTTTACCGGAGAATCCTGAGTGTTTAACCCTTTAAATCCCGGTGCACCAATATGTATATTTTGTAGTTGCTGTGCCATTATACTACAGTATAAGTAAATTCTTCCGGATGCTGGTAAGCGTCATGTGCTATTGCGTCCGATAAATATTTGTTTGCTATTGCAAAGTACTCCGCTGAAGAAGTACCGCCAGTTTCTCCACGCTCTCTAGCTAACAGCGCAATAGTTTGATGAACTATAGGTAGATAAGGTATTGTTACTTCGTCCGTGTTAGCTGACAACTCCGCTGGCCTAATAACTAAGTTAAACCTAAGTGAGTACGTTGCGTCCGGTGTGGGGTACAGTTTAATCTTAACGTCACCATTGGAATCGATACCATTAAACGTATAAGTATCAGGTGCACCGCTTGGAGCGTCAGTATTAAAGTAAGCGTTGTCCATCCACACAGGAGTTTGATAAGTTAAAAATAAATTTTGTGTGTCGTTTATAGCACTTATTATTTTAGGGTCTTCCTTACTGCCTGTTATAGAGTATTCACTAGTTCCTGAGGAAGTACTAACTGTTACTACGCTTCTTAATGCAGACCAATCATGTGCATTTTGTACTTCTTTTTTAGCGTCGTTAACAAAGTCTCCTACCATTTTAGAATAGGTAGTGTCTGCAATATTTGTTATTTCGTCCTCACGCATACGTCTAAGAACGTGGTTAACTATTGTTAAATATGTTGTACTCATTATTTAAAATACTCACTAAAAAGACTTTTGGTTACATATTGTGGTCTTCTGTACATGTCTGCTGCTGATACAGGATCTACTGGATCTACTATACTTAAAGGCTGAAATTTACCTAATTCTGGTTGCGCTCCTTTTCCTCCTGATCCAAAACCTCCAAATAATCCTGCTAAACTTACTTCAGTTTCGTCTTCATTTTCAACGTCACTTATTTTAGTTTCGTCTTCATTTTTAACGTCAGATCCTCCGCTAGATATTTTATTATTATTATTATCTACATCAGATTTATTATCTACATCAGATTTATTATCTACATCAGATTTAATATCTACAATTTCTTCTTCTTCATTATCTTTTTTAGGTCCAAAAAGAAGCTTTAGTATGCCAGATATATCTTCTTGAGCGTCTTCTACTTTAGTTTTTCCTTCGCTTATAGAAGTATTTATTTTTTCTTGTACTTCTTCTAAAGAACCTAATTCTTGTTCAACAATAACTCCGTCTTTGTTTACACCTATAGATACTTTAACATTTCCATCAGCATCTACTGTAGCGTTTAAACCTTCTTTAGCACTTCCTCCAAATATAGGAATTTTAATTGTTTTATCTCCTATTTTAAGAATAGGAATTCCATCAGTTAATGTTGAATCTATACTGTCTAGTATTGGAGTGTCAGATTCAACTGGTTGTCTAGCTTGTTCACTTTTCCACCTGTTATAATTACTAAAAAAATTAGAAATATTTCTATAATTTGGCCCAAAATCTCCAAATCCAGTGTAATTATATTGAATATTGTTTACATCTGGATCTAAACCCATTTCCACCATTTTATCAAAAATAGATTTACCAGTGTTGCTTAAATCGTCGTATCCTTTTTCTCTTTTTTGTTCAGCAAGTTTTTCTTGTTCTATTCTTTCTTGTTCTTTAGCTCTTTCTCTTGCTTCTTTTCTAGCTTGTTCTAACGAATCTCTCCATACATTAGTTTTAAGTTTTTTGTCTTGTTCAGTTTCGTCTTCTTCTACTACTTCTTCTTCTATTTTTTCTACAACTTCTTCTGTAATATTTTTTGTAGTATCTTCCTCAGTAGTATCAGCTAATAATTCTTCAGTAGTATCATCGTCAGCTACATCTACTACTTCTTCATTAACAGTGTCTCCAGTAAAAACTGTTCCTAAAATGTCTGAAATTGATTCTAAAGAACCTAAATCATCGTCTGTTAACTCTATGCCAAAATCAGTAAAAACATTAGTTAAAGGTAAATTGTTATCTTTTTGAGTTTGTAATTTACCAACAATTTCTTTTATTAAATTATTAGCTTGAATATAAGGAATATTTTCTCTTCCTCTTTTATCCCCATGACTCATTAAATAAATTTTTACATCGTCAAATTTTACATATTCTGGTTCATAAGGACTATAAGGAATAGCTAATTCTTTTCTAACATTTACTGAATCAAAATCTCCTACAAAAAATTTATCTCTTAAATCATAATAATCTTGAGCAGTTTGTACGGAGTTAAGAATAATGTCCTGCATATTCTCATCTTCACCGTAACCAGCTTCTAAGAAATTTTTAGCTGTATTTCCTACGTCGTTGTCATAACGAGCCATGTCTCCTAATGTTTTTTGAAGTATTGGTTCGTATTTATCTCTAGTAAAATATTTAGTAAGGTCAAATAAAAATTTAACAATAGCTACTGGACCAAGAATTGTAGATGCTGCTTGTCCTAGTACGCTAGATCCTATTTTATCTGCTGCTTTTTCTCCTATTATTTTACTAGCTGTTAACTCTCCAAGACTACTACCAGTAACTTCCTTTATAACGTAATTACCAACTAAACTTCCAGACTCAGCCAAATTGTTAAAATTAGTTACGTTAGGTATTTGTTGTTTAGCTGATTCTACATCAAAATTTGGATTTATTTGATATTGTTGATCTAAAAGATCAGCTATTTGTTGTTGTAAATTTTCTCCTGTAGCATCTTCATAAAAAGAATTACTAATTTGTTGTGACCCTAAAAAATTACTAAGCTGTTCAGTATTTTCTCCACCAGTTTTTTGTATGATTAAAGAAATTAAATTAGTAACAGCATTATTTTTTTCTTTAAAAGACATTACTTCTTACTCCAAGAAGACATGCTTTTTATACCAAAACTAGCAGCTATCGCACCTCCTAAAAATGCTTTGTAATAATCGGGCATTGTTGACAACACATTAAATCCTTCCTGTACGTAAGGAACCATACTAGGTATAAAAGCTCCTATAAGTGGCAAGCTTAAAACTAAAGCAAACCATTCGTCCTTCCAAGAGTTTTTTGATGCTTCCGCTTGGGTAGTTTCCCAATCAGCGTCAGCTTCTATACGCCTCATTTTAGAATCATGCACAGCCTGTTTTTCAGCAGCTTTATTCTTTA